AAAAAAATCTATTATTTTATTATCTAAAGCAAACACTAATACTAGTGAAAAAGATGCTGCCCATACAGAAAAACAATAACCACAATCGAATATCTGGTGTATAAAGTTTAAAACTTTACTTTCCTTTTCGAAGAGCCATTTCCTTAAGGGCTGAAAGATCTCAGACTTAACAGCTAATTCCGTTAAAGCTTCAGTTAATATTATAGCCGTTAGTATCTCTAATATCACTAGTATTATCCTTCTTCTTGTAGGTACAGGCCATGGAATACCATAAACTGTACCTGATTAATCTATTATAAACTACGGTCAATAATACCCATACCAAGCATTCTACTATCAAGACATGCAAAACCAAGCTCTGCCCATCCAAAGAAACCTTGTTTCTGAACACGGAGTAGAGTAGGATCATCATGTGCTTCATATTCTTTACGAATAGGCATAACAAGAGAGTCATTAACACTTAGATCAAATCCAAGAATCTGAGTCTCACCATGTGTAGCAATTGTACCATCAGCAGCAGTAATATTTGGATTATCCAAAGTATAGCCATTATAGACATTACCTGGTGCAACAAATTTACCGTATGCGGAACCGTCACCGTTAATATTAAACATACCGGTAGCTCCTAGATGCTGAATTTCATGGAGAGATACATTCCAAAGACTGCCCATACCGGACGCCTGGAAAATTTCTCTTCTTGTAATTGGATCAATGTCAGTATCAGTCCACTCTCTAATATCAGCAGCATCCTCTGGGGATACGTACAGATCTGTAAGAGTTCTTCCGATTCTCTTGAAACCAACAATCATTTTATTAATAAGCTCTTTGGATAGATAACCAGCACCCTGCGCAGCAGGATTGATCTCATAGATCGGTGCAGGCCGTGAACCCAAGAGGCCCTTTCCAGAGAAGGCCGAAGTAGCTGCAGGCATAATTACCCGCCAACCACACTCTTCCTCATAATTTGCTAGATCTTTTGCGGCACGATTAGCAGCTCTCGATGCTATATCGATCCTTGAATCTCTTGCATAAGTAATCTTCCAGTCAGCAGCAGCATCAATCGTAAAAGTAGGTACGTATACCTCTTCACCGATACCTTCAATAAAGTTCTGCGCTACATAACCTAAACCAGGGAGTACCCATACAGGGATCTCAAAATCTTCTGCTACAGGATAAACCGCCTGTGCTCCTGGACCTAGTCTTTCCACAGTAAAGAGTTGTCTCATTAAAGAATCCAACTCAATTTTTTGTAAAATTGGAGTGGTTAAAGCGGCAGCGAACGCACGATAGGCGGCCATTCCTTCAGGGGTATTAACCTCTGCAGTTGCTTTAAACAAATCCATCATTTCCTGTCTTTCCATTATATATATTTCCTCCTAATATTTATTAGTTTTGGATGTGTTAAATCACATTAATCCAAATATTTTTTTCTTTATCAAACAAGTAATTTTACTCTAATTGGGTAAAGCGTAACATTATCTATATTAGCTTGGCACTTTGCAGAACTTGCGCCTTTAACTACTCTTGCCACAATAGTAGCACTTGCAGCAGAACCAGTACCAGTACTATCGGCAGCCACAGTAGAGTTATTTGTAACTCTAGCTTGAACGCTAGCAGCATACAAAGATTGACCAGGGGCCATCTTCTCATCAACTACACCAGCGGTTGCTTCACAAGTATAATGTACAGTATCAAAAATACCAAGATGGGCAACGCCCACAGGTACTGATTTATGACCAACTATTGCTCCAGAATTATCATATAACGGTTGAGCAATGGCATCACTTGAACCTAAATCACCAGGCATTACAAACCCAGTTGGGTGAACATTATGATACCCTACTTTAACTTTCTGCATAATAAAACCAAATGGTGCTTCAGTAACACCATCAGCCATAACTTTGACCATTGGCTCTTCATTCATAGCCGCTGGGTCAAGATAAACTACAGAACCCGCATAGGCAAGAACACCACCTATACCAGCACTTCCATAAGAGTTATCGTCCGAATAGCTACAAAATTGATTTTCTACAACTGAATGTCTAGGAATAAACATACTTTCTCATCCTCCTTTTATTTCTTCTCAGTTTTAGGTGACAAACTAGCAGCCATGGCTTTACCCATATCTCTATATTTGTTTACCATATCTTCTGAAGGTTTATTTTCAAAATTCATAGCTGCGGCAATTGCTTGACCAGGAGCTACATTAGCAGGTGGAGTAGAGGTGTCTTCTTCAGTAGAAGCAGTTTCTGTATTAAGAGTACCTTCTTCAGTAGTTTCAGTTCCTTCCTCACCTTCTGTACTATTATCTTCAGCAGCGGCAGCAGCTTTTGCAGCAGCGGCTTCAATTTCTTTCTTAACAGCATCACGTAATTCAACGCGTTCTGTTTTGTAACTAGCAAACTCTTCGTCATCCATCTCACGCACTTTAGCTGTTTGAGATTCTAGATTATTTTCCATAGCTACTTTGGCTTCTTTAAGTTCCACCATTCTAGCCGCTGTCTGCTGATCTTTTACCATATTATCCAAAGATTCTTTAGAAACAACTAATTCTGCTTCAACGTCCTCGACTTTCTTCTGTGCCGCCTCAAGCTCAGTAGTAATCTCGGAAATCTTAGAATCTTTTACAGCCATTTCTTCATTTGCAGATTCTTTGGCTGCTGCGAGTTCTGTCTGGGTGCTCTCTAATGTCTGTGTAAGACTTTCAATCGTTTCAGCAGATTCATTCAAAGCATCTTGAGTGGCCTGCATCTGACCGGCTTGTTCTTTTTCAGAAAAGATAGCTGCGACAGCATTTTCAATGTCTTTCTTTAGTGCATCGTCCATTAAGGGTTTCCTCCTTATATAATTAAAATTCTGTTATTTTCATTCTTTTTTTATTACTTAGGTTACCAACCTGGTTAAATCTTTAAAACCTTTACCGTTAACTAATCCATTTAAATCTGTTTATTAAGGGTAACTTTGCGCTGGTGCGCCTGTACCTCTTGTACTCAATGTACTCACATCAATAGGTGCCCCTAGCATAAACATTACATTAAACTCAACATCAGCAGATACGGCAGAACCAACCACTAATGTAATAGTGTTAGCCCCTGTATCGTGCTCTACCCAATAAACATCTCCTGGGTCAGATGTTGGAGTTGCAGTAACAACAGCGTAACTAGCCAGATCCATATCATAAAACTTTAGACCGTTAGCCAATTCAACTTCTGTGGCTGTACCCGATACTGTAGCTGATGCAGACCAAATGAATGGTACATTATGGTTATTACCCATATTCTTGTATACTGCCGCAGCTTTATCCGATGCAGTCATCTTCAACTGTTTAGGTGTACTTCTAAGAGACCCTGTTTGAGCCTGTCCTAATTGTGGCATATTAACTCCTCCTTATCTTAGTAATTAAACTACTTTAACTGCTTTTTTCAAAGCAGTCTGCAAACGCCCCAAAGATTCTTTAGTAGTATCGTTAGATTGTTTAGCCTTAAAAAGTTCTTCAACGTATGAAGCTGTCATTATGATTGCTTTATTTCGAAGACAGTCCTGGTCAGTGGCGTCTCCTCCTGGAGAGGTACAAGATTGTGAAAATTCTGTGCACCAGTTCTCATTTAATAAAGCACCCTGTTTGTCTTCAAGACGCTTCTTATAACTTACACATATTCCTGTTGTATTATTATAAATAATTTCTGATTCTTCTTTTTGCACTTCTATCTCTTTAGAGGTTACATTAATACCTTCCTCTTTTTCTTCAATATTTTTATCAGAAGCAGCTTCTTTCAACACATCCAAATCGAAAATAAGTGTGTCGTCTTTATCGGTTTCTGTAGCTGTCTCTAATATGATAGATGGAGGATTAGCAGGGTTCTTAACTATACCGCATCCTGAAAAACAGATACCTCTTAATACTCTAGCTACTTCTCCTTCAGCCACTTCTTTACCGTCTTTAATTACTTTTGCAACCTTACCAAATATATTTTCTTTCTCTAGATCTATACCAAGTAATGAAGAAGCGGCTTCTTTAGGAATAATCATATCTCCTACTTTAATATCATAATCTGTAAAGTAGCATTCCATGCTCACTTTATACTCATTGTTTGCTATCTCTTCAGCTAACTCAGGAAATCTATTTTTATAAACTATAGATCCTATTTGAATATGCATAGCTTGTGTATCTAGAGTAGCAGTTTCTTTAGATGATAATTCTGTAGTGCTTAATTCATTACCTTCAGAATCTGTGAAGGCACTAGAATACATATGCCCTATGATCTCCTGCTCCTCATGTTCAATATCAAGTGCTTTACCAACTATAGTGTCTTTAGCTGCTACTAATTCAGAACCCAAAAAGTGAGCTCCATTCAAATTAGTACCAGTAGATACTAAAATAGCGGAGAAATAACTTAAGTCAGGTTGTTTATCAACACCTTTCGGTAGATCAATAACTGAAGCTACTTCTTTCTGCAGTTCTTCAGTTTCTTTAGCCATTGTAATATTGGCAGTTAAATAAAATTTATTTTTCTTATCCATTTACACACGCTCCTATATTATATCTTTTAGTCATAATAGCTTAATACTCTGCCTTATGCCATTTTCTATTATTAATTTAACCATGTCTAATCTCTCCTACTGAATCTAGAAAATCAGCATATTCTTTAGCATCTAATACGCTTTCTGCTCCACTAAGAAATGAGGCATACTGCTCATTAGTCATATCTTTTACATCCTCAATAGAGGCAGTTTTTTTAGTTTTAGATGGTTTTGTTCCTGGCTGTTTAGATGGATTGGTATTGGTTTTTTTCTTTGTTTTAGTTTCTCCTGCTGGTCGACCTTTACTTGGCGTACCAGTAGGTGCTTTTTGTTTTGGTTGCACTCCTGGACCCTCAGCTGCTTTTTGAAATGGACTCCCGATAATTCCGAAAATACCGTCTTCCACCAAAGGTAATTCAGTCTGCATATTTTTGAGTTCAGTGTCATAATCATATCCCAAGGCCTCAAGTGCTGTATTATAACTCAACATCCTTCTATCAACTAAACTACTAACAGTAGCCATATATAAAATCTCATCACGTAATACTGACTCATCCCATCTAATCTTAGGAAAGCGATCAAATCCCATAGCTTCTGCTATCTGTCGATACTCTTTATAAATCCACTTCTCTACTTGACGCCTAGCATAATTAATTTCTTCCATTATGCCTTTAGTAAGTAACCCTACTTCAGCAGTATTAATGTCTCCAGCACCATCTATAATAGCTCTTGATACTGCAGTACCTGCTGTCATATCTTCATTCACTTGTTTATATTTATCCTGCCCTAGAATGGCTTCTATTTCAGGAGATATAATTTTCTTTATTTCTAGTGTATGATTCCATACTACATCAAAACTCTTTGAAGGAGTATCAAATAATTTAGCTACTGTCTCAAGTTCTGCTTGACTAGTGACTGGAAACTCGTCATTACCTATAGTAATTTGTAATATAGCATTAGAGATACCATCTAGTGTACTTATATCAGCATTCTTTAGCTGTTGTTTGTAGTTAATAGTATCGAATACTCTAGTAGATCTAGGTTTAGCATATCTCTCATAAGGTTGTTTACGATAAGTAACCATTCCTACTAGTCTAGAATCTAATTGAAACTCTCCACCTTTCTCTGAAGCAGATTTGATCTCTTTAGGTAGTGATTTAATAAGCTCTTTCTCGTCCTCTGTTAGTTCAGAAGTAGGTTTCTTTAATAACTGGCCTAGTTCTTGAGGAGGAGTTAATTTTACAGCTACACTATCAAATAATAAATTACCTTCTATAGTAACTAATTGAGGATTCAATACTGTATATGCTACAGGTAGATGTCCTTTAGACCAAATGTTTTTCTTTGCCGCCTGCTCAAATTTTACTAACTCTGGTTGAGGAACGCCTGCTGTTTTTGCATGCTCAACAATAGCCCTTACTTCTGCTTCTTTCTCTTCTTCAAACTTAGCATGCAAAGTATGTAATCTTTCTAGTTCTGATTTAGCTGTTTTAGATGTTTTAGTTTTTTGTCCTGGAACAGGTGATAGATGAGAAACTCTAGGCTCATATTTAGCTAGCACTTTATAAGTAGTAACATGCCCTATCTTAAAAAAATCTAGAAAAATCCACTCTAGTAATTCATCAAAATTTACGTCAAATGTCCAAGTATCAAAAAATTGCTTTATATTAGGATCATCAATATCATTCTCAAATCCTTTCATCGACAATGAAGCTAATACATTAGTAGTAGAGCCTAATAAAGGGTCTATATAATAGAATTCGTCTGCCTTCTTATATAAGGCTTTTGGGTCTTCTTCATAAGCACTCTTACTAACAGCTAAGTCTAAATTCTGTCGAGACATAAAGTCTCTATTCATGGTAGCAGCACTTGTAGAATAAACATGAGGTTTAATAGCTTGGCCTGGTTTATCTAAAAAGGCTAGGTTCTGTTTAGTAGGAGTAACCATGAATGTAGAAGTCCCTGTGGATTCGTCCACTTTAATAGATTGTATCCCAGCATTAGGATACTTAGCTTGCAAATCAGCTGTAAGCTTATTAGTATCAATTATATCTTTAGTCATTAATAGTTATCCTATATTATTTATATTATTCCAATACTGAATCTGGAGCAGCCAAAGTTGTGGCTGGATCACTGGTCACTAATTTATATTTCTTCTGAAGATCTCTTCTACCTATTAGATCATCCATTGTATATGTAATTGCGCCTGTTCTATGTTTAGTGTAATCATCTGGTCCGTTCATCCACCATGGTGGCGGTTGAAAATCATTTCTATCTGTTGCCATAATTAATCCTCCTTTTATTTGAAATGGTAAGGAAACACCGTTCGAAGCTTTAACTTAATTTTCGCCACTAGTAGGTGCAACCCTACCATATGATTGATAAACACTCTATTTAATAAAGAGGTTAGTTAATTACTTACTTTATAAAAAATCTGACCGGTCGTACACTCTGTACAGAATCTTTACCCATACTAGTATGTACATACCCATTATCTCCATCTGTGTATAATTGATGATAAGTATTATATGTATTATTTTGGCTAGAACAAACGTAAGCCCAGCCAGTAAAGTCACCTATAGTATGTCTAACAGGGTAAAATTTCTTAAGTAAATTTAAAGAGGGTAACATCCAATCATCAAAACCACCATCAATTAGGTCTAAACATACCTGAGCCGCACAAGAAGAACTATTAAAGTGATTTGCTATATCTATAGTATTTTGATAAGTATTTTCTATATTCAAACCATAAACACCAGTTCCCCACCCAGTTACAGCTTGATTTGTCCCCCAACTATATTTTGTAGACAAAGTTTCAGTAGTTACAATATACCCACGCTGCTTATCGTCATCTATATAATCATAATCTCCTACTTGTAAAATATAACCAACTATACCACCAGCGTAAGCATCACCTATACTTACTGGAGGTACATATGTAGTAACTTCATGAAAGTCTTTACTAGTAAAGAACTGGGAAATTGTAGGCCTAATTAAACCTTCTTTAGCTTTACCTCTAGTTCTAGTTCGTTTTATGTCATAAATATCTGTTATATATAGCATAGTAAGTTCTCCTCATGTTTTATTTTTTCTTTTTATGTAATACAGCCAGTCCTAAACCAAATCTTCCTACTGGGGCAGCTCCTAAAGCAGAATCTCCCACAGCCCCTAAATAATCAAAATTAGTAGTACCACGACCTCTAAACAAACCACTCTCGTTAAAAAGCACTGGTTCATCGCCTTCTTCTAACTCACGCTCAACCATTCTGGTTCCATGAGCAGCTAGAATAAGAGCTGAATATAAATCCTTATTCATATTTTTGGATGGGGTGTCAAAATGTAGCACACCAGTAGCTGTCTGTGTAACTACAATACTAAGTAACTGTGATTTTAATACAGTTATATTATTATAATTTTTAGCTACTATATCACTAGCAGATACTGAAAGTTCTGGAAAACGCAAACTCTTGTCCTCAAACATAGCTTTAGTTGTAAAGTTAGCATCAGCTATCCAGCCTGGATTAAAGTTAACCATTTCTAATATATGACGTCCGTCCTTATGAATATTATCTGGGTTGGTTCTGTCTATAATAGGTTCTACGTTACCATAACCTTCTTCTAATAAATCCATGATAGCTTTACCTCCACCCCCTCTATCCATGAAAATTCTGATAGTATTAAACTGATCACATAATGACTGTACTGCTTTAGTCAATCCTTGAGTAGTATGTGACTTAAGTTCTAATACAGCTACTATTTTATTAGGTCTACCCATTTCAACAACTATGGCCCCACAACTTGCTGACCCACCTTGATTAGGGTCAATCCCTATTATATAACTTTTAGACTTATCACCTTTAAACAATATAGTAAAATCAGAACCCATTGTACATTCTTCTAGTAAGGATGCTTTAAAAAATCCTTCAGAGTCAGATACCATAGCGGCCTCATACTCCATACTATATTCATGAGATGTCATAATACGTTTTGCTTCTGCAATATTAGCCTTATCTAAAAAACCTTCAGGTAAGTCCCAATAAGGTACTTGCCACACAGAGTACGGGCAATCAGTGCCTCTAGCATCAGCCTCATTCATCATCTTCCAATGATCCTTCATACGACGCCACATATGATTAAACTTATAGTAACCAGAAGATGTCATTACCATCTTATTTACTTTCTCTTCAACAAAATCATCCGCAGTAGCTAATCCAGCATTTATCAATCTTTGTTGTTCCTCTATTCTACGAACTCTTTCCATAGGAGCTAATGCTGTGGCACCCATAGGACGTACAACCATATCTAAAGTTTGATCTGGTATTTGTGCTAACTCATCAACAAGGATTAAATAGAAACGAGACCCACGAATCTTGGAACCGTCCCCTAATGGAAGGCCTTCGATGTAAGATGGAGTTTTACCAGCTACTGCTTTGAATTTTAAGTAACAAGTATCTGAGCCTCTAGTAGGTTTTTTTGCTACTGCTTCTCTAAGTATAGGTGATTGGTCATATAGTTTCTCTACTTCAGAAAATATCATCTTGCTCTGCCTAAAAACTGGACCTATCAGACCTACACGATACCCTGGATATAATAAACAACTTAATGATGCCAATACACCAAGCATAAAAGTTTTTCCAAACCCCCTCCCAGCGACTGTTATGACGTAGTTCTTAAACCACATATCTCTAAACACCATACGCTGTATAGGGGCTAAATCTACACCTAGTAGCTCATAAGCAGCAATGCAAGGATGTTGCCTATAGAATCCTATAAGCTCCTTTCCTTGCACCATTAACTCCTCTAAATTTTGATGTTTCTTAGCCACTAGGCGTCTTGTTCCTCCTCATTGACTTCTATTGTATCATACCTGTTACCTTCATAATCCTTACGCTTATCTCGCATAACTTGCTCTTCTTTACGTAATTTTTCCATTTTTTTATTATGGATTTTCTTAGTGTCTTGGTCGTAAGCTACAGCTAAATCAACAATCGAGAAACCTTTTAATTCATTTGGATTAATTCTATCTCTTCTTCGTGTAGATAAACTCTCTTTTATCTTTTCATTTCTTTTATCTAATTTTTCTAATGTGGCTGCTATATCTATTTGTCTATCAGTGTCATCTTTACTTTCTTCTAATAACCTAAAGGATAAAACTTTATTCAAAGCAAGATTCATTATATCATCCATATCACTGGATATTAATTCATCTTGATCAAAATCAGCAAGATACGCTCCTATAAACTCCTCATACATTTGAGCTTCTTCATTACTAAAAATTCTATCAGTTGGTATTATCTCTCGTATAAGTTTTTTAATTTCAGGTTTTTTAGGTTTTCCACTTCCAGTACCACCCATTAGTCATTCTCCTCCTCTACAAACTCCTTAACCATTAACAATAATTCGGGTGTCATAGAGTGACTAAATATCTCTTCTATATTATAACCATAAGATATTTCAATACGTAATTTATTATACATAGCTCTTTGGGTAAGCACATCTCTACAATCATCTAGATCATCTGATATTTCGCTTATCCAATCACACATTAAATCATCTGAAACTCTACAATAAGTATTAATTAATTCTTCTGATAGAGGATTCTTTTTTCTAAAGTAAGTCTGTAAAGATCTAGATATTTTATTTTTTGTAGTTTCTTTGTGTTTTTGACCTTTCTTAGCCTCACTGATTGCTCGTTTACTAGCTTCACTCAACCTAAAACCGATAGGTCTGCCTTTTCTTCCCTGCTTCATTGTATTAATCTTCATAAACTACCTCAGATACAGAAGAAAATTTATTACATTTTTTACAAATAATACCTACAGTAGCTGTAGATCCGTAAGTTACCTCTCCACAATTAACGCATTGTACTAGAGAGGGCCTCCCTTTAGGTTTGTGAGGTTTTCTAAAAGAAAAAGGTAAGTTATTATGACTATCCATCTGCTTACTTTCTTTATGGATTCTTTCATTTAAATTTTTAACTCCTTCTTTAGGCTCGTACCTTCTAGGTGTTGCTCCTGGTCTTAATTCTCCTGTTCCTAAACTTCCAAAATGATTATCTTTGTTTGTCATAAGCATCTCCTTTTATAGTTCTAAATCTGTCTTTAGAATTTTTAAAATGTCTTGAACTTCTGCAAATAGAAAATGACGCGCATCTTCAATACCAATCTCGTAATCCTCTTGCATTTTAGCTGGAATCTCTGAAAGTGTTTCAAATAATTTACCGGCCTGTAAGTTAGCAGTAACTTGTTTTTTATACAAGCTAAGATTAGCCTGATAGCGTCTTCCCATAAATTTTAAAGAAGATTCAATTATATTATTAATCAATGCCTTCTTCTCATGATTTGAAAACTCATCATGACCACAAATTGTCATAACGAAAGCGAATAACCCACAATAATCTTTTATTGTGTCCATTACATCTTTAGTTACTTGACCTTTATCATCCAACATGAACTCATCTAAATATTTTGTGCTACTCATGATCTAAATCCTTATATTGCACATCAATAAATCTTTTAGAGGCTACATAGTCGCTAGTATAGACACACAATTCTTCCATTGTATATTCAGACATAGGTTTCCTAGTAGCTTTTACTGCCCAAGGTCCGTAATGGTAATACACACTACCATACACTATCTTGAATTCTTCTGCAGTTAATAACTGGGTGTCCTTTTGAATGCTAGCTATTAGTTCGGCAGCTAATTGAGGATGGTTCTTTTGAGACCACTGGGAACCCTTCCAACCTTTCTTAACTAAATCATGAACTATACATGCACATAAAATAGGATCTCTACTATGCTCAACCCCCAAACCTCTACACAAAGAATATGCTACATTGAAAACTCTCTTTGTATGAATAATTGTACCGTCCCAACTAATCTCATTTAATGGGTGGTACTTACCCGTAGTGCTGGCAGGGCAATCAGAAAAGAAATAATCTGGTCCAGATGCAATACATAATTTAGTAAATTCTTTAATTCTATTATCAGATATGACATCTAGTTCTGCTTTAAATACTTCCAACCTTTCCTCTGTGTTCATAATACCCCTTTAATTCTAATACGGTTTAAATGTTGGACTGTCAGTAGTTAAATTAACACTCTCAACTGAGATTGAATTATGGCTAGGACTATACCCAGGAATTTTCCAACCACTTCCATCAACACTGTTTGATCTTGCTTGAAGAATTTTAGGATTCACTACCGTGTCTGTGTATCTATCGTTCTTATTGTAAGACATTGGATATCGTTCTTGATATCTTGTTAGAGTAGGCTCTCTAAACTCACCTTCAGAAATAGGCATAATAAATCCTCCTTAACTTTAATTTATAATATTATTTCTTTTTATCTTTCTTTTTCTTATCGTCTTTCTTTTTGTCTTTCTTATCAGTCTTCTTTTTCTTTTTAGGATCTTCCTCTTCTTCATCATCTTTCTTCATCCAAGGAGGTAACCCCTTTTTAGCTCGATCTTCAAAGTGATCATGAGCTTCTTCATTACCTTCGACTATACCAGCTTTTTCCATTCCCAATACTTTCATAATTTCCATAGCATTGAGTGCAAACTCTGGGACAGTGTTACCTTTCCATTCATAATGAATACTCATGTATTCATTGTCAGCAGCTTTAATAGAAACACTTGCATAGTTGTAACCATCTGCGTATCTACTGATATTAACGCTACTTACTTGTTTAGGATCAATACCTATATCATACTTTTTTTCATCGGCCATTTTCAATCTCCTTTATTATCTTTTCGGCTACTATAGCTAAATCTTCTTTAGTGCCGTTATTATTTACTACAAAATCAGCAGTATCAGAATCATCGAGAGCTGTTTCAGATACATGTGTTTTACCATGAACTTTCTTGTCATGAACTCTCTCTACTCTTATATGGATGCCTCCACGTGATGTCACAGCAGCGATCTCACTAGGGAATCTACCATCTGTTATAATTACATTCTCTAAATAGTTCCTGTCAATGTATTTAAATAATTGTTTAATCCAAAAATCATCATCAATGGCCCTATAAACATCAGTGCCCATAAACTGCATAATCTCTCTGGGTGTCCAGTGTGTAACTTTACCATCAACAACATTTTTCACATACCTAGTATCTGGCACCTCTTTAAGTTCCCCATGCAACTGATCCCAAGACAAATCAAAATCCTTCCGCAATTTTCTCTTTAAGTCGTTCGCATAAGCCATAGTAAAATAATTTTCTTTAAACTTCGCTTTCATTATATCGCCCAATGTATTTTTTCCTGATTGAGCGTGCCCTGAAATTACTATTAATGCCATAATTCAAATCCTTTAT